AAATCTTGGACCACTGGTGTCTTTGCCTTTATGGACGCAATTATGAATCAGGGCGTAGAGATTGGAATTCTTTCTAAATCCTTCCGCCAGGCCAAAATGATTTTTAAAAAAATTGAAGATATTGCCTCAAAGCCTGAGGCAGCATATCTCTCGCAGTGCATAACAAAGGTCTCTAGGGCTAACGACGAATGGGTAATGACCATAGGAGAAAGCTCTATTAGGGCGCTTCCACTTGGAGATGGTTCAAAGCTTCGTGGTTTTAGGTTTCATAGGATTATTATTGATGAAATGCTCCTAATGCCAGAGAGGATATATAACGAGGTGATCGTCCCATTCTTGTCTGTTGTTCCCAACCCTAAAGAAAGAGAGACTTTGTATGATCTTGAAACCGAATTAATTCAACAGGGGGAAATGGAAGAGGATGATAGGTATATTTGGCCAAACAATAAATTAATTATGTTGTCCTCTGCTAGTTATAAGTTTGAGTATTTATATAAATTATATGAAAATTTTGAGAACTTAATTAAAGAAGGTAAAAAAAGCGAAGTATTAGGGTCGAGCGCCTCCAGAACCATTATGCACTTTTCTTATGATTTTGCCCCCAAGCAGCTATACGACGAAAATCTGATCAATCAAGCGAAAGCAACAATGAGTCAGAGTCAGTACGACAGAGAGTTTGGAGCAATATTTACAGATGACAGTTCTGGATATTTTAAAATTTCTAAAATGGCTGAGTGCAGTATAGAGGATGGAGTTTCTCCTTGTGTGGAGGTTAAGGGTGATCCCAAGAGCGAGTATCTATTATCCTTTGACCCGAGTTGGGCGGAGAGCGAAAGCTCTGATGATTTCGCCATGCAGGTATTTAAATTAAATGACGATAAAGAGCAGGGGGTTTTAGTTCATGCCTATGCATTGGCTGGGGCAAGGCTGAAGGATCATATTAATTACTTTCACTACTTATTAACTAATTTTAACATTGTATGTATGGTTGGAGACTACAATGGCGGCGTTCAATTTTTGAATGCTGTACAGGAAAGCTCTAAATTTACTAAAAGTAATATTAAAATTAATCAGCTAGAAACAGAGTTTGATGATTTGGAAAATTATAACAAAGCGTTACGGTCAGCGAAAAGAGAATTTAATGAAAAAGGGATACCTTGCTGCCTCAGGAAACCTACATCGGATTGGATAAGAAGAGCGAATGAGCTGTTACAGGCTAATTTTGATCATCATAGGATATGGTTTGCTTCTAGAGCAATGGATGATGACTATCAATCTCAAAGAAGAAAGGAAATTCCAATCAATAATTTGAAGTTTTTGAATTTTGCAGACGCAGAAGAAAAGCAATCAAAGGGCGCCAAGATGATAGACCTTGTAGAACATTTATACGATATGATGGACTACACAAAGGGGCAGTGCGCCTTAATTGAGGTTAAATCGTCCCCCCAAGGCACGCAAACCTTCGATTTGCCACTAATCTTAAAACGGACCACTGGGCCCAATAAGGCGAGAAAAGATTGTTATTCAGCATTAATTCTTGGAAATTGGATGATCAAAACTTATTATGATGTAGTAAGTTCTAAGGATAATCAAATGAATTCCTTCATCCCTATGTTTGTAAAGTGAATTGAAAGTTGTATTAAATCCCTGTTTAAAATAACTTTTAAAGTCACTTTTAAACTTTTATGTGTAAGTATTGTCAATGGCTGAAAAACCAAAAAGAAAATATACCAAAAGGTCAAATTATTGGAATAGGTTCAATAAACCCCAAACAATTGAAATGTCCTCAACCGCTTCAGTTGAGCCAGTTATGTGTGGGGAGAATTTTTATGTAAGCTCGACCCAAGGGGCTTGTGCCACCTCAGATACAAAAAGAACCTCCGGGTCTTCGACATCCGGAAGAAGACAAAATAGAGCGGCACTTGAGGGCAAGGGCTCTAGATTTGCCAATATAGCATCTGGGCTGCTTCCTTATTCCCTTACGTATGATGGCGTAGATATAAAAGAAGCTATAGAGCTTTGTCAGAAAGCTTACGCAAATGTTTCTATATTCAGAAACGCCGTAGATGTTATGTCTGAATTTTCAAATGCAGATATTGACCTAGAAGGAGGAAGCGCTAATGCTAGGGCTTTTTTGCGGAAATGGTTTGAAAAAATTGAACTATGGAAACTTAAAGATCAGTATTTCAGAGAGTATTATAGAGGTGGTAATATATTCCTATATAGATTAGACGGGAAATTCAGTAGAGAAGATTTTAATAAACTGAACAAAGTTTATGGTGCAAACAAAAAGGGGTATTTGGATCCGGGTTCAATACCCGTAAGATATATTTTACTAAATCCTTATGATATTGTAGCGACAAGAAGCACTTCTTTCGACAAGGGGGTATATAAGAAAATTCTTTCTGAATATGAATTAGAGAGGCTAAAGAACCCTAAAACAGAGGAGGATAAGCAAATATTTCAAGCCCTCCCTGCAGACGCAAAAAAGACAATAAGGGAAGGTGGTTATAATGTAAGCGGAGTAAGAATAAACCTGGATCCCGAAAAATTAGTTTATTCGTTTTATAAAAAACAGGACTATGAACCGTTTGCTGTTCCGTTTGGTTATCCCGTATTGGATGACATTAATTGGAAAATAGAACTTAAAAAAATAGACCAAGCGATTAGTAGGACAATTGAAAACGTGGTTCTATTAATCACCATGGGCGCTGAGCCGGATAAAGGTGGAATCAATCCGCACAGTTTAACCGCTATGCAATGCCTATTCCAAAACGAAAGCGTAGGGAGGGTGCTTGTAAGTGATTATACCACAGAAGCTGAATTTATTATGCCGGATGTCAATAAAATACTGGGGCCCAATAAATATGAAGTGGTTAATAATGATATTCGAGAAGGACTTCAAAATATAATAGTGGGGAAAGAAAATTACTCTAGCACTCAAATAAAGGCTCAAATTTTTCTTGAAAGATTAAAAGAAGCAAGAAATACATTTTTAAATGATTTTCTATTGCCTCAAATTAAGCTGGTGTGTAAGGCTATGGGCTTTAGAAAGTATCCCACGCCAAAGTTCCAGGAAGTGGATATTAAAGATGAGGTTCAATTCCAAAGGGTTGTTACTAGATTGCTTGAGATTGGTATTATTTCGCCAGAGCAAGGCGTTCACGCTATTAGGACAGGTTTGTTCCCTCACCCCAATACCCTGAGAGAAGCTCAAGAGGAATATGTAAAAGACAGGGAAGAGGGTTTTTATAATCCTTTAGTTGGGGGAGTTCCTTCTGTTGAGGCTCCTGGAGCTGAAGAAGAAAGAGACATTAAGGAAAAGGCAATCAAGAACAAGCCTGCTGCTCCTGCAGGTCCCGCAGCGAATCCTACAACAAAAAAGAAGACTCCTAATCAGGTAGGTAGGCCAACAGGGACTACAGCAAAGGAGTATTACTCCAGAAAAAGTTTGCAAGGTACTATATATAAAATAGAGAAGCTTCGCGGAGATATAGTGAAGGGATTAAAAAAAGAATTATCCATCAAACGATTTAATAAAGCTCAGCATAAAATGGTTGACGGCCTCCTTGAGGCTGTCGTAACAGCTGCGCCACAAGAACAGTGGAATGAAAAAGTTGAAGCCTGCATAAAGGATGCAGAAAACATAGAGCAATTGAAGCCTTTGGACGAAATTCTTGAAATAGCTGCAGAGCACCAATTGACCGACTACCCGTCAGCAATCTTATACCATAGCAAAAAAAATAAGGAAAAAGAGGACGAATAAAAAAAAATTGTGTAATATTGATTACATATGAAATTTAGGTATAAGACTTCATTTATTAATAAAATTACAGCGTCCTCTGAAAAACTCGATGATTCAGAATTTTACTCTCAAGCTTCTTTAGATAAATTAAAAGGCTTGGTGTCGGAAGAAATAGACTTCGAAAAAAACATCGACTTAATGGGGGTTGCGTTTAATGCTGCTGTTATTAATAGGTTTAATAAAAATGACGATGGAATAGATACTAAGACCGCCATTGCCATAAAGGACTATTTTGTTCATAAGCCTACGAATATAGAGCATAATAAGACAAGGGTTGTGGGGCATATTATTTCCTCCGGGTTTTCCAATCGGGAAAATGACGAGCTAATGACTTCGGTCAATCCCGATAGCCTAGATCCATTTAATTTATCCCTGGGTGCAGTTGTTTATTCTGCGTCCAATAGAGAATTTTCAGAACTCATAATGAGATCGATGAATCCAGCGGACGAAGAAAACTATCAGGCTGTATCAGCTAGCTGGGAGTTAGGATTTAATGATTACATAATTGCTGCGGGTAGCAGGGATTTAAATGAGGCTGAAATCATAAGCGATGAAACTCATGTGGAAGAATTATCCGAATATTTAAGAGCGTTTGATGGGGATGGAGAACTTAAGGATGGTACTCCGGTTTATCGATTGGTCGTCGGAGAAGTTTACCCTCTTGGAATTGGCTTTACCGCCAGTCCCGCCGCAGATGTAAAGGGTTTGTATTTACACGGGGATAAAAAAAAAGTAGTCGCACAAGAAGAAGATGAGGAGATCGAAGCTGAAGAATTTCTCGTAGAAAATAAAAAATATTTTGAAAAATTTAAAAATAATATTTCACAAAACGAAACTTTAACTGTAAAACAATCTACTAACAATCTTTCAACTATGGAAAAAGAAAACTTAATCGAAGATTTCAAAGCCCTGCTTGATGAAAAAATGCCTGAGCATGGATTCAATCAAGAGACAGTGGCTAATGTTGGTCGTGTCATTGGAGATGCTATCAGATCCAAAAGCGAACAATATGAAAAAGAAGTCCAATCTCTAGAAGAAGAAAAGATTCGTGTGGCCGAAGCCGAGGCTCAGTTGTCGAAAGACGTCGAAAGCCTGAAGGCTCAACTTGAAAAGGCCAATGAAGAAACCGCCTCTCTTAGAGAAGACATTCAAGCTCGCTCAAGCGAGGATAAATTCAATGCTCGTATGGAAGAGGTTGACGCAACCTACGAACTTGGCGCAGAGGACCGGAAGGTTCTTGCTGCTGAGGGCCAGGAAAGCGATCTCGAAGACGAAGCTTTTGATGCTTACAAGGAAAAGCTTGCCGTTATGTGGTCCCATAAAAATAAGGAACATATCGCAGAGCAAGAAAAGATTTTCCAAGAAAAGGTCGAAGCCGAAGTCGCCAAACGAGTTGAAGGTCTCAGCGAATCCAATGCTTCAGTCGAAGCAGTCGCTGAAGAAGCTACCGAAGAAGTTGCCGAGGAGTCCACGGAGGACAAGGAAGCTGAAGAAGTGCTTGAAAACGTAGAGGCCGAAGAAACCACTATTTCTAATAACAATAGTGAAACTGCGACTGAGGAGCCTTCGCTTCGCGAAAAATTCTCTCAAGTCTTTACTAAAGAAAATATTTTAATCAAACTTTAATATCTAAATATCATGCATAAACTAAAACCATTTAGACAATACGACGAAAAGGATGTTATCAACCTTTTCAAGTTAGATGTGGGCGGTTACACCCTTACCAATTTGGTTCCGGGTGGAACAGGTCATACTAAAGAGTTCTGGAGCGGTACTGCAGTTATTCCCAAGACTGGGAATGATGCTACCGGAGTTGACCCCACAACGGGAAGCAACGCCTATCTCGGAGCCATTGGTTCCGGAGATCAGGGTTTTGCTCTTCAGTCCGGATCTTCTTATCCAGAAGCGGGCATGGGCCTTACGGTTGCCGGCGCTAACGCAGCCAATTGTATCGGGCTTACACTTAAACCAACTCTCGCCTATGACGAGAATGGTGAGAAGCTCCTTTACTACGCAGTAAAGAAAGACGAGCTTCAGTGCTGCCTTCCAGGTGAAGCAGTTCCGGTGGTAAACCGAGGGCTACTCACTACGACAGGTGACGCTTGGACAGCTAATCCAACAGTTGGACACGATATCACGATTGGTGCCAATGGTCGATTGACCGGTGCTGCTGCCGCTGCGGCTGCAGCGGGCGCTGTTACTGCTCGAAAGTACGGCACCGTTTTGGCTGTCGGAGGTACTTCGGGTATAGGACATACCGCCGGTGACACCGTGTTGATTGCATTCGCCACGGGTCAAGGATAATCCTCTAATAAAAAGGAAATTTAATATAATGAATATTACTTTAAAACGTACCGAAGAACAAGTCGAGCTTATCAAAGCCATGGCTTCTAAGAATCGCGATGTAGCCTATGAGGCTCAAGCTGCTGCAGCCGAGTTCATCGGCCCCGTACTTTCGGAGGTCATGAACAACGCTCCTACGCTGAGCAATATGTTTACGAGCTTTTCGTTCAATGAGGACGACAACCCTTCCCTGCCCCTTGATCTCTATCATGATATCACGGACTCGGATTATCTCGAAGTCTATAGCCAGTCTGTTGCCGGGGGCCTTCCCTCCAACACGATTATCCCGACGCATAGTGAACTTAAATTCACTACGTACACTCTGGAATCGGCTGTTGAGTTTGATCGTCGTTACGCCGCGCGCTCGCGTCTGGATGTTATTAGCAAAACCTTTTCGAGGGTTGCGCAAGAGCTTTTGCTCAAGCAGGAAAATACTTCCGCTAATCTCGTCATGGGCGTTCTCGCCAATGCCGACACCAATGGTAAGTCGCATGTTATTGCATCCAACACGGCCAACCAGTTCATTCTGGATGACGTGAATAGGTTGATCACAAACACAAAGAGGATCAACACCGCCTGGAATGAAGGTACTCCAGTTACCGCTACCCGGGGTGTGACCGATTTGCTTGTGTCTCCTGAGATCATGGGTGAAATCCGCGCAATGGCTTACAATCCGTTGAACACTCGCTTAGGCGGCGGTGGAGGTGCTTTATCTGCAGGTGCAAATGAA